TAATTGCATTTGCACCAGCAGCAGCGTTTATACCACCTCTTGTAGCTTTGTCGTTTAAGTATCTAAAGTCAGATTTGTAAAAGTCATAAGAACCTCTTCTGAAACCAGAGAAACCTAAGTTTAATGCCATATCTTCAGAATTGTCAAATACTCCGTAAGAAGTACCACCAGCTCCATAAGAATTCATAGAAGCTAACATGTCATCCATTGCTAACGAAGTAGCTCTGTTTACAAACATCATGTTTTCTTCAAT